GTCTAGGAAAATCTCAAACGAATGAATGTTTGTGGTGTCCCAATCTTCCCACGAAAGTTCTGATGTGGTGTCTGTGGTGGGCGGGATTATTACAGTGGCTCCCTTCCCACCATCAACCAGATCACCATCAACGTTCCATGACGCTAAATTACCGCTTGTCCCGGCTGTACCACTTACACTCTTAGAATCTACTCCAGTACTATTGGTCAGGTTAGCTAAGTTACCACTTTGATCTAGGGTAAACAGACTAATCCAAGCACTGTCTGCCTCATTACGCATCTTTAAGATGTTATTGGTAGTGTCATACCATATCATATTAGCAAATGTATTACTGGGAGCAGATGTACCTGAGTTCTGACTAACAATAGCACTGAGGTTATTGTTCAGATCAGTCCTAAAGTTTGGTGCTGTTGCGTTAGCAATGTTATAATCGTGCTGTGCCATTAGTTGTGTTGAACCCTTGCTGTTAGTGTGTCTATTGCTGGAGTGACATTATCAGATGTTGATACTAGCTTAATCTTAAACTTAAAGGCTCTACCAAAGTACTCGCCAGATTGGAAAGCATTCCATGAAGACCATGTAGGTGTTCCTGCTGGATCATCATCTGTTACTGCGATGTATGCAATAACATTAGTATCGCTTACCTGATTAAACCCTGTAAGATCATCAAACAAACCGGGTAGACTATCGAATAGACCAGAGAGGTCATCAAACAATCCACCACTATCATCTTTACGTCTAACCTCTAGATCAATACGCGATCTAACTCTACGTGTACTACCAGTGTCAATATATGTACTAAACTCGTACTCACCATCACTGGGAGCAGTAGCAAAAGAACTCAGTTCTAGTTCACCTGTGTCTACAACCGTACCAGTCTTAGTCCCAGTAAATGTAGTAGAGTCTGTCTGCGTAAGTGTGGTCGTGAAGTCATCTAGATAAGTCTCAGGTACTACAATAGATGTCGTGTTCTCAGACTGAAGACCCGTCTTACTAAAAGCTCGAATAAAATATGTACCCGGTCTAGCTGGTAAAGTAATAGAGGTAGCTGGACGTGATACCTTGTCTACAGCAGTTGTAGCGTTTGCCCAAACAGCACTTGTTTCTTCAAGGGCATGTCTAATACGGTAATAAGACAAACCTGGGTCAGTAACAGCATCCCAGTTTAAGGTAATAAACCCACCGTTGAGATTGTAGCTAAAGTTAGTAACATCTGATACAGTAACTACAGCAGGGTCTACGTAATAATCAGGTACAGTACTCCACTCACCTCTTACACCTAGTACGTTAATAGCTCTTGCACGAATGTCATAAATACCGTCTTCAATATCTACTACCCTATAGATACCAAGCTCACCTGTGCCAACAGACTTGTACTCTGTGTCCGCGTTAGGTTTGTATTGGACTTCGACTAAATAAATCTCACTTGCTCTTGCAGATGTAGTATTAATCTCCAGTACAATAAGAACCCTTTCTGTAGCTGTCGTAGTCGTGACACTAGGAGATATACCTATTTCTGGGACATCAAAAGGATCATAAAGTGTAGTATTGTCTTTTTCATATACGAGTCCATCGCTTACCTCATCAAAGACAGATTGACTTATCTCTCTAAGGGTCATGTCTACGAATGGGCTAAATGCGTCATCAAACCCGAAAGTCCACTGGATGACTTCAAACTCTTTATCGACCCAGCCAAACCTCTCAAGGTTTAGTTTTATGTTATCACCGATACCAGCCTGAAAACCCTTGAAGCTGAACCTACCCTGTACCGTAAGCTGTTGTCTATTACGCTCAAGAGTAATAAGTGAAAGACGCCTAGCCTCAATAGAATTATCCGTAAAGGCTAAGTTTAAATCCAGACTTCTTTCTTCACCATTATCTACAGTAACAAATGCCGCATTACTAACGGGTGGGAAGTCTGTTGCTTGCCAGTTACTTTCTTCACCACGGAAAGTTCCCCTGACTGTATTATAATTATCTCTGCGTGTAATCCTAGTAGAGACTGATATCGGAGCGATTAGATCACCTTCATCAAAAGATAAATCTGCTGGTATCCAATATGCAGGGCGCATCCTCCAATTCCCTTGGGAGTACCACAAAAGTCCACCCATAGTACCAATGAACTGACCTAGTAGATCGTATGGAGTAGACCCAGTAGTAAAAGCACCATTAAAAGTATATCTAGTTGTCGCATCTAGAGTATTGTCTTCATCACATACGTTAGCAGCAGTAATTATACTGGCATCATCAATTCTATCAGAAGACTCATTCAAGCCATAAGATGAAGTCAAGTAATCCCGTATACAAAGCGCAGGGTTGTCGGACCAAACAGTTGTCTCTGTGCGAGGGTCGTATACTTTTTTACCCTTGATCACAGCGGTTATCTCTGGGACACCATTAGGAAAGACATCTTGGTCATACTCAAGACGGATATAAAGGTACGCACAGCCACGGAGACGGTGAGCAGAAGTCCATTGGGTACTCTCTGCAACTAAGTCAGCATCAGCGGCTTGTGTATCAGTCCCAAGGTTTTCATTGATCCTTACGAACCCATCAAACCTAGCTGGGGAAGTTACGTTACCATCCACGTCAAGAGTAACTACTTCATTATCAATATAGATTTCATCGAATGACTCTACTTCATGACCAGTAAAAACTAAGATTCGGTGAAGATACTTATTTGAATCACCAGTTACTTCATCAAATACACGAACACCACCGACTCTAGAACGACCGTATATAATTTGTCTATCTTGAGCAGGGCCGAATTGTGTTACTTGATATCCCCTACTACCGGGAGAGCTAGGTAGTTCTGGCTTAGGGGTTAGTGCATAAAGAGCTAGACCAATAGCAGTAGTGATTAAGAAATAGTTTAAAGAAGCTCCATAGGCAATAGTACCAAAAACTGCATAAGTACTAGCACCTGCACCAAAAATTATTGAGGCTGCTGCTACCATTATACTTTCTTCCCGTAATACTTCTCTACCTCAGAATATCCCAAGAACTCTAGAAGTCGATCAAAAGGCTTGTGTGACTTTGTACCAATCATGATTACATCTACACCATCTTGTTTTAGGCAGTCTTCTGCAAACTTAATCAGACGAACTGCTACTCTTGCATTTCTGTGTTCAGGGTTGACATAAAAGATATCCATCTTTGCCCAGATAGTGTCTTGATAATGCATATTAGAGTCTACTAAGAACAAGATATACCCAACAGGTTTTCCTTCATCTCTAGCAGTAAACACTTTTAGCATTCCCAGATCTTCTAAAGCATAGTATTTATCGTAATCAGGATTGAGCTTAATCGTGTCTTTATTAATAGCAATTTCTTCCCAGTGCTTCACAAGCATAGGCTTAAATTCTTCTAGGCAAGTACAGAGGAATTCTTGTTTATACTGTATCAAGCACTTACCTCCCTACCCCAAACCAACTTTTTATCCTGTAAGTCTTCTACAAAGTCAAATCCTTTGTCGCCAGGATATATAGATTTTTGATACGCAGAGGTAAATCTAATAGCTCTAGACCTTTCGAGGTCAACAAGTTTATTCTCAACGGCTAGTGTAATTGTAGATGTCTCAGCACCTTCCTGAATATCCATCTTATCCATGATACCAGTAAAGATCTCAGTCAAGAAATTAGTATCTGATACTACACCAAAGTATATTGTACAGACACGTCCTTGATACGGTTCTGTCAGAGCTAGACTAACCAGTGTAGATGGGATACCTGAGAGGGAAAGTTCTGCACCTTTAGCAGCTATTTCAGCAGTTTCTTCTACACTACTAATGCTAAGGAGTTGACCAGTACCTACGTAAGTATTCCCGTTTGCCTCAAGCTCACCCAAACCAGTCCATAGGTTTAAGCTACCACTATCAAAGTTCAGGTCAATAGCAAAGAAGACTTCTATCTCTGGGGAGTTTAGAGCTTCATAGATATTACTTGGTACGTCTCTACCAACATTGTTGTACGAAAGGTTAGAGGAGTATACTCTGATGTAAGACATATCGGGTTCCTTAAGGGACTACGCCCATTGCTTCAAACTGAATACCGTAAGTAGTTACACTGTTAATCTCCCACTCACTTACGTTCTTAGACAGTCTGAACCTACCTCTAGGGTTAGATACTGTGACAGTAGCATTATCCGTGGTAGCAGTGACAACCTTTGGAAAGACATCAAGCGTAGCTTCACCTGAACCATTAGTGTTTACATCACTGAGTACCCTGTACAAGTTTGCAGAAGCCCCAGTACCGAGTTGGATATAATCACCCGCTAAGAGATAGCCTGTCTCTGATACTGGTAGACCATCAATAAGTAATTCATCGCCAGTCTGACCAGCACCGTTTACAACAGGGGTTCCCGGTGTAGTACTCGCTGTACCACTAGGGGTTGCCTTAAGGGGGTCACCCAGAAGAAATATGCCCCATTGACCACGTAGCTTAATCAGGAAGTTTACCCAAGGATCAGCTAGGTCAGACTTTATAGGTGGGATTCTAATAGACGCTTCCCATCTCTCTCCTTGATGCCTGACAACCTGCTGTCTAAACGTAAAGGGGCTTTCAGTCATACCAACAGCAGTAACAGAACGTAGGATTATAGATTCCATACCTATGCTTGTTGGTAAGTCTAGTGGGTAAGTAATAGCCATTATCCAAAGGTCGCTTTCATTACACCGCCACGTCTACGGTCTTTCAGTATTTCAGATTTAGTAAGACTTGCAATAGAAGGTGCGGCTTGTGCAATAATCCTCTTAACCGTTTCATCACCATTAGCGGAGAAGTTAAAGGATTGGTTTATGACAATAGTATCACCACCACCGCTACCATAAACACCTAGCTTACCATCCTTGCCACGCTTCAACGGCATAACAGCTTCAGGACCAGCTTCACCCATAAGACCCATGCCATTAGCCATAGGGAAGAGGGTAGGCCCATTAACTATGCCACCGTCAGCAAGAGGTCTAGGCTGTGGTCGTGGACTACTAGTAGGGGCAGCTCCACCAGTGATAAGACCACCAATGAAACCTGCAATACCAGATCCTGCACCAGTACCAGCATTAAAAGAGCCAACTAATTGCTGGACTACCAAGATATCCCATAGTTGAGAAAGGATACTACGTGCCATATCCTTAAAGGCGTCTTTAATGGACTTAGTTCCATCTACAAGGGAGTTGAAAAACCCAGAAAAGCCTTTTGACATAGCGTCAACAACATCCTGGTTTCGCTCTTGCAGTTCTGTCAGCTTATCTTTTAATTTATCTATGGCACCGTTAGAATCTTCTGCACCATCTTCAATAGCACCGAACCAGTCTTGGATTTGAATATCGCTTGCACCACCACTAAACAGGGCAAATAGTTCATCCAGTGCTTTCTTCTGTGCGGCTGTAGCACCTTCAATTTCTACCCCGCCAGCAATAATCTCTGACCTAAAAGCCGCCTCCATATCGTTAGCTACTTTTATAGCTGCTCGTATCTCATCTATGTTACCAAGGATAGGTACAGACAGGTCTTCCTTATAGGCAGCTTTAACAGCATCAAAAATTGCTTGCCCACGATCAAAACCGTCATCACCAGATGGTTTTAGTGGTTCTATTCCACCTTCTCGTGTTATTAGATCAAAGAAACTATCCTTTACAGCAAGTTTACCTACTGCTTGAGCAAAACCAGTCTTACCAAAGTCGTTCAATTTAGCTATGGCGTTATTTATACCATCTATAAAGGGGTCTGTTATCGCAGAAGAAACCTCAAGAAAAGTCTGTTTAATACCTGCAACGGCACCCTTCATTATACGTATAAGCGTACCAACCCAAGAACTCTCAAGCCAAGTAAGAAGATTTATAAACTGTTCATACCAAAATGCTTCAAATGCATACATGTCTGCTCTAGCAGTCCTAACCCAAGCCATAATACCTTTACCAATTCTGGTGCCAGTAGCACTAGCGAGGTCCCCAAGCGCCGAAAACAACTTACCTATCCAAACACTCGTAGCAGCAATAGCATCACCGCCTTTAGCAAACTGGTATGCAATCTCACCTATGGCGACGGCAAAGATACCTATGCCCGTTGACAAAAGCCCAAGCCTAATTATCCTAAAAACTGTTAAAGCTGCCCTACCACTAGCAATCCAAGCAGCAACTAGCTTAATACCGATAACAGTTACAAGACCGCCTAAGTAGGCAATAGCTCTTTGTGTATTGTTTAGGACAAGATTAGCAAACCCTATAAAGGCATCCCCAACAGTGGACAAAGCCTTCATAATACCGTCTATAACAGGTTTAATAGGGTCTATTGCTTTCTTTACATCGACCCATACCTTTTCCATAACAAGACCAGTAGAAGAAGTCTCCTGCTTAACCCTAGCTACAGCGGTCCAGATAGCAAGTGCAGCACCTGCAATAGCACCCATAGGACCAAGGATACCCAAAAGCTGAGAACCCTGCTGTCCAAGAGCAACTAAAGCATTAGTACCACCTTGAATCTGTACTGCGAAGTCACCTACTTGATAACCGACTTGCTGTAGTCCAACAGAACCAAAACGTTTAATCTTAGTCTGACCACGAGACGCCTGCATACCAAACTGGTTAACTGCAATACCAGCAGCGTTTAATTGCTTGGCTGTAGGGGCGGCTACAAGACCCATACGTTGAAGGGCTTTAGTAAACGCACTAACTCTAGGTGCTTGCTTGCTAGAAGTACTGCCAAGCTGGCTAATCTCTCTAGCAGCTTCATCAATAGGTTTACCCTTTTGAAGCACCTCAATAATGAGTTGAATGTCAGCCGCCATTAGCTATCCTTACGTAGATGTTATCTATATCTTTTATCAGTTTTACCTCAAAGAGACCCAAAGATTCTCCTGTTAATTCTAACCAAGCATTCATCTCAAGGTAACTTATGGGTAAAGGCCCATCCATTCCATAGGATCTAGTAACAGAAAGGTTAATAAACTTTAACCATATACTCTCTGCTACTTGTGGAAAAGGTGGTGTAACTAACTCTGCTGGGGTTATTCCTGTGGAAGCCTCTACCTGTAATAGATGCTCTATCTTAGTTATGCCTTTATCATCCTTTTGACTTAAATCAAAGATGACTTCCGCATAAGACAGAACATCTTCAGTTAGGCTTTCGTAAAATCCAGGTAATCAGATTCCGCCTCCTCTAATTGATCCCTAATCCAAAAGACTTCTTCATACAAGTCTCTGGCAGCATCAATAGAGAACTTTGGCATCTCTCCACCAAAAGTAATATTCCAGTCAAAAGTTGTCTTGGAGAGTAGATGAAGGTTTGTCTTCTCTAGATCATCCGCAGTAAAAGTAAACTTCTTTTTAGCCTGAGACATCTTTAGCTTTTTATCTGTCTCTTTATTTAAGACGGACTTATACTCTTTAGAGTGTGGCGCATAACGGCTAATAGTCATAGCAGAGCCATCTTCGTTCTCAAGAATATCACCTGTGGTTGGGTGCGTAATCTCTACGACGATAATATCTGCTGTTGGGGTTAAGTCTTTAAGGTCCATTGTATTTCCTTCAGGTTTCGGGATTAAATGGGAGGAACCATGAACCCGACATCACAGTCCCTCCCCACCTACGTAGGTGTTCTTAGTTTAAGCGGAGTATTATGTAGTATCAGGTCTTGTGATAGTGAGGTTAGAAGCCTCTGTGATATCGTATAGAGCCACAAAGGGAATACTAATCATACGGGATTGCTCATTATCAGTAGGTACGTCAGCACCATTGACCTTAATCTTAGGGAAGAAGAACCCGTACTGATTAGCCGCTGTAGGATCATTAACAGTGACAAACAACTGTGTCTCTGTCTCACTGATAAAGCGGTCAATAAGCGTAGTGTCTTCGTAGTATGCTGTCAGTGTACCTTCTACTGCACAACGACCATACTCAAGCTGTGGTGTAGCGTCACTACCGATAACAAACGTAGGAGCAAGACTGTTATTAACAGTAAAGTCCAGAGACGTAACAGTAGCAATACTTGCCAGTCCACTACCGAAGTCAGCAATCTGGATATCACCAGAGTAAGCATCAAAGGGTTGGTCTGTACCAGCAGCAGTAATAGTCTTTTCTGTTGCACTAATGCTATGGTCACTACCTACGAATGAGAACGTAGTGTTAATGAACTGGTTAGGTGCAATGGAAAATGACGCTTGAGATATTGCCATACCTGTAAACAAACGGGCTTGGTCAATATCAGCAGCGTAGTCTTCAAGCGTAAAGGATTGAAGTGTAGTTCCTACCTTTAGTTCATCAGGACCAACGGGTGTGTTGTCCCAAGTACTGAACATAAGGCTCTCAAGAAAAGTATCGTAAGCAGAGTTACGAAGGCTTACTGCAATATCCCCAGCAGTCTGACGGTTACCATGACGGTCGATCCGTGTCATGCGATCAGATTGGATATCGTTACCTTCAATACGTTCTTTACTCAGGTTTAGTGAGTGCGTAATAAAGGGCAATTCCTGGAAGTTACCAGCAGGGGTAGTCGCGAAAGTTACTTCCGAGACATAGGATAGACGGTTTCTTGAACCTTGACTGAACGCCATTTTAGTTCTCCTAGTTTATTGTGCGAAGATGTACCAACTGATATCTACAGGTATAACATACCAAGGAGAACTATTGTAACCCGGTCTGCGTTCTGCATATCTAATTGATAGAATGATACCAGCATCGTTGATATCAGTTGTTGCATCAAACTCATCAATGATTGTATTGGCGAGTGTATCAGCGGCATTTGGTCCAGCATTCTCTGGTGTGTGTACCATTACGAGAAAAGAACCAGTATGAAGTTGTTGTGGGTTAGTAAACCTAACAGCAGGTCTACGAGTAGCGGGAATTAACTTACAGGACAGAAATGAAGTCCCAGTAGTCGGTTCATATTTTACGTTTTCGTAAGCAACATCAGGTATACCAGCTATGTTAGATAGCTTGGTTTCTAGGGCGGCTCGTATACTGTCATAAATCATGTCTTAGACCTAGCCTCTGCTTCTGCTACTGCTTCTGCTTTTAGTTGTGGCCAAGCTGCTCTAAGTGACGTGTAGACACCGTAGCCGTGGGTGTACTCAACTTCCTCCGAATGAAAGGCTGTATTGGCTATAGAGGCCCGTTTCCAGTCTTCTGGGAGCCTATCTATCTGAGCATACATATTGTTCAAGGATGCTTGAGAGACAGGCCCATAATCTACCTTTGGTCTACCATCGCTTGATTGTATACTTGATGCAGGTACAGAGTTACCTTCACCGATATTATGGTTCTCCATGTAAGTCCCTGTGTCAACTGGCGACCTAAGAACTACCCAAGCAGCAGCTTTTCTCATTGACTCAGCCTTAGCCTCTTCAACGAGATCTTTTGCATTCTTGAACTTATTAAGTATCTGACCTCTGTTTACTTCAGCCCTCATTATTCCCTCACATGACAGATATAACAAACAGCCGTACTAGAGTATATTGTTTGTACACGAGTAACGTTTACCGTATCACCAATACCTATGATCTGATCATCGACTTCTGGAGAAGGTATGTCATTACCATTGGTATCTATAGTAGAAAGTACGACTTTACGCATACCATCTACAATCTGAGACGCCTGTCTTTCCATGAGGTTGTAGTCACTTGGATAAGCCATGACAGTGTAATCAGTAGTAGCACCACCGGAAATAGTCCCGGTAGCAGGATCATAAGCGCCAGATGTAGAGTTAACACGTAAGGTTACTTCCCTACCATGTTCACCTAGCATACAAAGGAGTTCATAATTACGGAACATTACTGATTATAGCTCGTGTCATAGTCTTCATACTGACCATTGATTCTGAATTGATCACGACGGAACGAAGGTTTAACCCTGTCTGTTTGTTCTCTTACAGTTTCGATAGCAGAGATATCAGTACCACCAAATACTACACCGAGAGAACCAGCGTTATATTTAGTACCGTTTTGACGGAGTGTACCGCTGAGTTTATTGTATTGCCTAGACAGATCAGAGTAGTCAGCACGGAGTTGACCATCAAGTTCTGTAGATACTTTACGAGAGAACTTAGCAGCAATGACACTTGCTACCCAAGAGGCTGCATAGTAAACATTGTCAGATTGGGTTAGTGCGAAATTGATTTCTTCATCTTGTACAAGTCTATCTGTTTCATCCGTATCACCAACCAACAATCTAACGGTATTAAGTTTACCACTAGCAGTAGTCGTATTAAGTACGTCCTCTGAGTAGCTCCAAGTCATTAAAGGTTCTCCATTTCTCCGTAGAGACTGCGCCACCGACGAATATGACCCCGTTGTTTATCTAGGATCGTAGATTCTCGGCACCTTTTCTTTCTGTATTCTGTCTCGTTACGGGTATTGTCTTTGACTTTCTTGTTGATGTTTCTAACAAGTTCCTCAAGCTCTTCTGTGCCAAGGGACTCAAGACCATCACCAACACTCTTTAGCTCTTTCTCGAACTCAACGTTGTGATAGACATAGCCATTGTTAAAGAGGATCTGTACTTTGTTAACATCAACACCTACTTCAAGCCAAGGGTAATGTTGACCTTGTTTATAATGCCTCCCGGCAGACGTAAGACCACTTGGGTTCTTGATGAACACGGGGAGGTTGTATTGAAAAGTCTTCATATCGGGTTCCTATAAGCTAACTTAATAGTGATGCCCCAACTAAGGGACACCACTTTATTTATGACTAAGCGATTAAGCGATTACGCCATTGAAGAAGTAACCCATGTCAGCGCCAACCACCTTCATATCATAGGCCATCTTGACCTCAATACGTTCAGCAATCTGCTTAACACGGAGCCAGTCACCTGAGAACGACTCAACAGAGACGCCAAGGTTAGCAACACCGGGAAGGTTATTCCAAGCGAAGGTAAGACCAGCCGCAGGAGACATAAGCGAAGCACTAGACGGTGTGTACGTCAAGAGAGCATGCTTACCACCAATAAAGGCGTTTGACTCAGCAATACCTTCAGCAGTAGTGTTCTCGACAGCTTCCATTGTGTAGAAGTTCTCTACCTCAAAGATTTCTGCCAGCTTAGAATCCGTAATCAATGCCGTGTTAGTGACAGTAGCGCCACCATTAAGACGAGCAAGGATATCGGGGTGGTTGATCAACTGATCACGGACTTCTTTACCAAGTACGATTGTATTTGGCTTAAAGCCACCAGATGCAAGCTGCATAGTGCGACGTGCAGTAGTAACATCCGTGATTGGAGTACCGTTAGTGTAGTCGCTCCAGTGGCGGACTTGACCACCAGCAGGCGCACCAGATACACCATCTACTTCAGTTGTCCAAACACCAGTGGCGAAGAACGTAGAAGCGAATTGGTTTTCACGGTGGATCATCATACGCATAGCAAGTGTCTCTGCACCAGCGGTACGCATCTCCAGAGCAGCATCCTCATTAGCAAGGGTTTGCTCATCGAAGTCCATAGCAAGACCATACACGTCAGCAGTATAAGTACTGTTCGAGATGGACATACCAATGGTTTCGAGTTCAGTCCGTGGGGCAACTTTAGCAACATCGCCCTTACGGTTCATATTATCACGGTCATAGATATAGTAATAGTCCGACTGGCTTTGTACACCAACAATCGGGAAAACTTTATCTGCGATAAACATAGACTGATCCTGGACATACGCCAAGGTCAAGTTCGTAAGTGGTTTATCAATATGTACGTCAGATGGGGTTAGAATAGGCATCTTTAATTATCCTCTATTAAGCCGCAGCGTTTCCGCCGTCGATGAGTTTAACAGCAATAATTTGCCCCGATACACCAGTCTCTAGCGCAACACCGCGAACGATGTCCGCAGTAGCAGCCAGAATAGCTACACCAGCGGTATCAGAAGCGACATCATCACCAACAGTAATGGAACCACCTGCTGTAACAAGTGCGCGACCAAATTCTTGTACGGTAACTGCTCCACCAACTGTGGCTTGGTCTGTTACGGATACACCGGGACCAGCAGCACCATTTGCCGAATGATCTACTTGACCATCAGCCGCCAGCGAAACAAACTTGTGCTGCGTAATAGCAGAACCAGCAAGGTACGTGGCGTTAATTGCATTTGCGTAAGTAGCCATGATTAGCTATCTCCTTTGTAAGATTTGGCAATAAGAGACTTACCTTCATCGGTCTTAGCAACTGCTGCATAAGCCTTAGCATAGTCTTTCTTGGCCATTTTGTTTTCTTCCATGTAAACCTTAACGAGAGCTTCGAGCTTTTCATCAGGGTCTGTCATGTCAGCGTCTACTTCTTTCTTGCCAACTTCTTCCATCTGGCCTGCAAAAAGTCCATCAACTGCCGAAAGAAACTCAAGGATATCTTCCTGACTTCCAGCAATCTCAACTTCAAACTTCTGCACGAGAGCTTCAGCATGGTCTTTCTTTACATTAGGAAGGAGTTCTTCCGCACGCTTAGTCAGTTCCATTGCACGCTTTTCACAAGCATCAGTTTCCATTTTCTTGAGAATGGCAGCAGGCACATCGGCCTTATTGATCTTTTCACCTTCAATTTCAAGATACTCCACAGTAGCTTTCTTCTCAACCGACTCTGCCTTAATGACAAATCCGTTCTCAATGAGAGCTTTGCGAAGCATCTGGGCTTCTTTTTCACGACAATCCAGCGTCTCTGCTAGTTCATCAAACTCAGATTTTGCTACCGTCTCAGGCGCACTAGTTTCTTTAGACATGTTATCTCCTTCTTGGGAGTTTCGTTTATACAGAGGAGCCATAGCCAACGGGTTTGCTGGGTTGTCAACGAGAGACAACTCCTCTAATTTCAGCATAGAGATAATGTTAGCCATTATACTCCTCCTTAATAGCGCGACCCCCAATACTAAAGGCACGCAGTTCACCAGACTTAACCATCTTCCAGACGTTATCATCATAGACTTTATAGCCTACGATCCATCCTTCCCGGTCAGACTGAATATCAAACGCCTTGGCAATGCTTTCGGATATAGGCATCGAGTGAATTACGACACCTGTTTGATCTCCGACATGCATTGTTTTACCAACACGTACAAATTCCATAAATTCGTTGCAGGCTTTCTCAAGGGTTGACATCTCAATGATATCTCCTTGCAAGTCTACAACAGGTACACCCTTATCCGTAGCCACAGAAGCCCACCCGTAAATAATACGCTGTTCTTCATCTACCTTAAGGATTTGACCTTCAACCGATTTATTCATAACGGCTCCAATAATAGCCTCAATAGCGAGAGACATAGCGTCTTTTTCTTCAGCCATAGGCGCTTCATTGATGTCAGGTTGGTAGTAAGACAAATATTCGTCTTGGTTCTTTCCTGGCATGTAATAGGCTTGACCGTAACTGTCTTGTACGACGTGGACTTCCCCACCAAGACCTAGATCATTAGAACGTGATACACACTCGGCTTGAGTCGAGAACACGTCATTTGCTATTTGTGCCTTTAACAACTGCTGTTCGTATGCTTGATTAGCTTGATTAGCTTGATTCATCCTATAACCTTTGCTACGTAGCCTTTGAAGTGTGCAAAAGCT